AACCTAATGCGGCCTCGGCCTCTCGTTCCCTCTCCGATGTCGCCTCAATCTCCGCCTCGGGTGCAAATTCAGGTATTTCTGCTTCTGCCGCCGCAACAGCAGGCGCCACCTCCGGTATCTCTACTCTGGCCTCCGGCGCTACCACCTGCTACAAGGTCCGGGGATGTGATGAGGGATGGTTTGAAGAAAAGCCCAGTGATATGTTCAGCTATAAATCAACTACGACTAACGGAAAAAACTGCTATCAGGTTACGGGATGCAAAAGTGGATATCATACCTATAATTGGTCAGGAATAACTTCTGCTTTTGATAAAGTTACCCACAGATACGCTCCGCAGGATTTCTTCTGCTATGAGTACAATTGCAGCAGTGGTTACACTACGGTACAAGATGGATATACCTGCAAATCTGGAGGGCAATGGAATTATAACGGTTCGAAAAAATGCTGTCCGAATGACGATATAGAAGAAAAGAACGATTATTTTACATTTGTTGTATCGGCAGGATATGGATGTGATACATTTACCGGCAGCGGTGCTTATATAGGAGGTGTCTATGATGGTAAGGGAAAATGGTTTGGTTCTGGATATATCGGTGCTTTTGATACTGCCACGGTAACATCTCAGGCTGCAGCAGGCAAGGGAAGTGTTTGTGCTTGTGTTATCCCCGGTGAACAGAACGGCCCTACATATTACACTTATGGCATTCCTTCTACCAGTCTTTATGAATCCAGTGAGGGAAATCTGAAAAGGTGTTTTTCGGATAGTCCGAGCAGTTATAACTCCAATTGTCAAAAGACTGACTACGTAACAGGTGGAGGAAGTACTCCAGGTTGTTCTTGCATGTATTATACTTTTGAGGCAGGACGTACTTATATCTTGAAAGCGAATAGTTGTACAAGGTATACAAGATGATACTACATCAGGATTTTTACTTTAAGTCAGAAATTATTGACATGAATGCGGGCAATTGTTCTAAAAGCTAAATCCAACAATCCCCCTCTTTTAAGAGACAAAAGAGGGGGATACGGATTTTATAATTTCAAATAGATGCGTCCGGAATAATAGTATGTCCTTCCGTTTTCATCTCCGCTATGTCTTTCTCCGACCATTACTTTGCCGCTTGGCGCTGTCCACCAAGTGCCGGACGATTCTTTTATCTCTCCTGATCCCAAATAATCATCCCAGCTGGCAATTTTTCCGTCGACCTTAACTTGAGCGATTTTAAATGCTGTCTGACCGTTTTCATCGCCATCGTGCTTACGACCGACAATTATCCACTGGCTGCCAGGTCTATACTGGTGGTCGGAAGATTGTTTATATGATGAATCCCATTTAGCGTTTACAATGCTTATAGAAACGTTAACGCTTCTGCCGCTTTCATCGTAGGCTTTCAGAGAGGCACATTTATACTGTGTCTTCCCATTTTCGTCTCCCGAGTGCCGACGTCCGACCATAACTGTTCCCGAGGCACAGGTAAAGTTACTTCCGCTTTCTTTTATTTCTCCCGAAGTCGTTGTATTATAAGGTTTGATATAGTAGTATTGTACTTTCTTACACGTATATCCCTGATATGTTCCGCCAGCACCGGTACCAGAGGAAGAATAACCATCCGCACATCCGGTAGCCTTGTAACATTGCAAATCTATTGTTCCGGTCGTCGACGTATACTTAAAGGCATACGACGGACTTGGTGCAGTCAGGATATAACCGGACGGGCAAGCTTTTTTATAGCATGTCATGCCGCCGGAAGTACCCATAGTGGAAACGGAGTAGTTTCCGGAGCCGGAAGATTTCGCAGAGATGCCTGCACCCGAGTCGGCGCTCAAACCTGATGCGGAAATGCCCGAAGAGGCTGATTGGGCGTCGATAGTGCCGGAGGCATTCAAGCCGCTGCCGACAGACAGGCTGTTCACCCCGGTATATCTGTTGTCCGTTGCCCAGACATATTCCCCGCTGGACGGTGCCGTACCTTGTGTCCATCCGCTTGCACAGCTGCATCCGATATAACAATTAGCGTACGAATTACAGGATATCCCCTCACTTCTGGTTGTCTTTTCTTTAAACGCTTCGCCATATCTATAATTTTTAGCTTTTGGCGTGGAACCAACACGATAGTTGTAGGTTATACTGTTGGATACATAAGAGTTATTATGCGCTTGATTTGTCTAGTTTTCTGCTAATTTTGTTAGTATTGTAATCAATATTAGACCTAAAATTAGACATATTATGCCTAATAAATTCCAAATGAAATTATAGATTTTTCGTTTACAGTATTCCCAAAAGGTAATTTTTTCGTAAATTTCAATCTTTTTTTTCAATTGTTTTCTCCTGATAGTTAGCGGGGCGACAAAATTTCCCCGCTAACCGTGTTTTTATGGTTATACAGAAGTTTTTTAAAGTCAATACATTTTTTTGTAACTTGTTAAAAAAGTCCATAATTTTTAATTATGGCGGCTTTAACAAGTATCGTCATATAATTCAGCGTCTCTTGGCAATTTGTTGGTTTTATTGATTTCTTCAAGGTGTTCTTTTATTCTTTTTAAGTACCATTGTTCTTTAATGTGTAAAGGTATTTCTTGTGGATAAGTTCCATTTAGTAGTTTTTCCCAAAGCTCTTTTCCTATTTTTATATTTTGGTATCTCCATTTGTGATAATCTTCCCAATCTCGGTCTTCCCATTTCTTTTTAAAGTATTTTGGTATTTTTTTAAGTTTTTGTTTAATTAGTATTCCTGAATTTCTTTTAATTTCTTCAAAGTGTGTATTGAAGTAATGTAATCCAATTCCCGGCATTCTTGACATGTTTATATATTCTTCTTCTGGTTCTCCTTTTATTTTTATTCTAACTCTTTTTGTTTTCATTTTGATTTCGCCAGTTGTTTTATTTATTTCTTCTACGTCAATTTTTTTATATTTTCGTTTTGCAATTCCGGCTTTTTTCTGTGTGTATCTTGCTACATAGCATGCGCTTTCATATTCGAGATTTCCAATAGTAACGAAACCGTGTCCCCATATTCTTTGTAGTGTTTTTGATTTATACAGAGGTTGTCTTCTTTTGTTGTATTTGAAAAATACGAGGTCTTTAGGTTTGTAATTGAATAGGCAAAGATGATAGTGTGGTCGTCCGCCTTTCGGTCCGTATTCTCCGCAGCCTAAAAATCTGATAGGTGCTTCGAATTTGTTTGTAACTGGATTTAACCAAAAATCGGTGCCTTGTTCTTCTTTTCTTAATCTTTTCATGAAGTCGACAATATCTTTATGGCGTAGCGTCATTTTGCCGTCTTCGGTTAGTGGTAGGTTGTATTCTTGGTCTATACCGCCTTTACGTTTTTGATTTCGTTTAGCGGAGTTATAGGAAAGTGTAATATAGCAATTGTCATGCCAGCATTGTTTTTCCGCCCATGCTCTGGTTGCCCATTCGTTTGCGTGGTCTAAACGGCAGGCGAGACATTTTCCGCAAGGTACTTTTATGTGATAGTGTCCCGGGCATTCTTGGAATTTTGGTTTGTTAAGTTGGTGTAGTTCGTCTTCTGAATAGATATAAGCCGGGTATGTACCTCTTAAGTATAGGTGTAGAGGAGATGTACAGGTCATTTTTACCTACTTTTTTTCGAAAAAAAAGGTCAGCCCGTTCTATATGGGCTGACTGACACCAACTATAAAAAAAATAGTTGGTGAGCGTCTTCCGCTCCTTTTTTGTTGGTCATATTAAACAAATAGTTTAGCTATTTCTGCTATTGTTTCGATTGTTTTACCTGCTTTATAAGCGGTGTTAACTCCGTTGCGAATTCTTGCTCCGCCGTAGTCAAGGTCGTTGTTTAATCCTACTGTGTATGCCATGTTTTTTATTCTCCTATTTTCTAAGTTGGATTAGTTCTTCGATGATATTTTTGAACCATTCGGATGGGTCTGTTCCTATGTTTTTTCCTATCCAGCCTGATTTAATTTCTTTTGTGCGCTCTTGTGTTTCGTAATTTTTATAGATTTCGTGATTTGCTTGTTCGTGTGTTAGTCCTTTTTTCGCTCGTTCTGTTTCAATTTGCTGTTTTGTTAACCATTTTTGTTCTTTTTTAACTTTTTCATCTGCCGCTGATGTAGCTTTTAATTGTCCTTTAAGTGCTGTATCTGCTGCCGAATTTCTAGTCATGGCTTTTTTTAATGAAGTATCCGCCATAGTGTTTAAAATTGCGGATTTCATATTATCATCAATGTATTTGTTATTGGTGATTTGTGCTATTGTCTGTGCGTCTAGCAATCCGGTTTGTGCATTTGTCATTTTGGTTGAGTTTGCAAGGTTTCCGAAGCTTGTCAGGACGTTTAAAAGTCCTCCTAAATCTCCCATTGGAGCGTTTACACCTCCGCCGCCTCCGCCTGCGCCGCCGGTGCTTGCTCCGTTTCCGCCTGCTGATAGAGCAGGGTTAAGTCCTGCTGCTTTTAAGTCGGCAACTTCCCACTGGTGAGCGTTTTGCATGGCTTCTTTTTGGTGTGCCCAATTCTGATTTTGAAGTGCTGCGTTATATTTATAACTGCTATTTGCGGAGTTGCTTGCCCCGGTTAGGTCATTTACTAATCCGCCTATACTGCTGAATAATCCCATTGCGTCTATTTCTCCCTAGGTAATATTTTTGATTTTTCAATTCTTCGACGATTTGCGTGGTGCAGGAAGGCAAAGAATTGGGTTTGATTGTAACCTTTTTCTCGTGCAAACTGTTGGATGTAACTAAATTCAGTCTTTTGCATTCTGCCCATAATTCGTCTACTGTTTTAAGGTTTTTACGCCAGCGGCGGATATTTTTGTCCGCCGCTTGTATAATTTGTTCGTATTCTTCGTTCGGTTCCATTAGAATTTATCCAAACCCGGAATGGAGAAATACGGTACTTCGGTTATTTTTGTTATGTTTAACTGGAAGTCAAACATAAACTGGTCTGTGTTTTTAGAAGTAACGGTTAATGTTCTGTCTAAATACTGCGGTGTTTCAAGTAACCATGATATACCTGCGACTGGTGCGGTTGCGTAGTCGTCTGCATAGTTCCAAACATCAAGTGAGTTTTCGTAGTCTGGTGCTAACATACCGGTAACTTGGTCAGGTTCTTCTCTATATTCCTGCCATGGCATTTTGTAGCCCCATACTTTTTTGTTGTTTTCCTGGTTTTCAACGTCAAGAAATAGTTCGCCCATATATATGGGTTGGCATCCAACGTTGTTAAATTCAGGTGTCCAGAAGTCAAGCGGTTTGAATTTTGTATGTTGACAGCTTAATCCTTGGCTATAACTGTGGTTTTGTCTTACGACTGCTACACCAAGGATTACTGCTGGATAATCGAACGATTTGACGAATAATTCGTCTGCATCGAACGTTACTGAATAGCCTGCAGCGTTACCCTGTGGACTTTCTGTATTTGTGGACGATGTCTGTAAAACTGTATCCATATTAAGTGGGATACGTTTTCCGCCGAGGTATTCAACGGTGTGTGTTGTTACTGCTGATGATATAACGCCGTATCTTGCTCTTAAAATTTCTTTTTCACGGCTTCCGAAAATTCCGTTGTTTTCCAGGAAGTGTTGTTCAGCAACTAATGTACGCATATCGTTCATAGTGCCAATTACGGCGTCGGCGAAGTTTAGGGTTGCCATAAGTCCGCTGTCATTGCTTTCATTGTCTCCAATTTGTTCTTTGGTAGGAACGCCGATGACGTTATAAAGTGTGCCTATTGTTGAGCCGTTGCCAAGATTTTTTCCGACTTCAACGTTGCCTTGGGTAACTGTGTTTACTTTAAGAGTAGGGCTGTTTCCAATTTGTCCGTTTACGGTTGTTCCAAAGTTTCCAGCGCCGTCAGTAAACATTAATCCTTTGCCTGTACCGTAGACTTCCAGTTCTACTTCGCCGGTTAATGGAATTCTGGTCGGGTCGCCTTTTTGTGGCTCGGGTATGATTGTGCTAAAATAGTCGTGGAATCTGCAAGCTTTACCTAAAGTATACCAGTTATAGATTAAATCTGTATCTGTTGCACTGCCTGTGTAGTATGGGTCTAATGCGATTGTACTTAGGTTTGTCGGGTAAATACTATTTAGGGTTGCTTTATTAATGTATATAGGTGTATGGTTAGTTCCGCTATACATGCTCATTGATGGAATTACCTGCAAAGGCATGTAGTTTTGGTCTCTAAACCAGTCGTTCCACATTTGCCAATATGTTATTAGTGGTAAGGCAGATACAAATATTCCGTTATCTTGTGTGATTTCATTCTTAAAAAATTTTAGTCCGTATAGTCTGTTTATGAGACTTCTTGCGGATTTATGGGAGCCGTATAATTTTAATTTAGGTATTTCGTACTCGTACTGTTGTTCGAAAGCTCCGGTTAAGTTTTCTCCCATGAATGGAGCAAATTCGTTAACGAGGTTGTTTTTGTTCTGTTTGAAAAGGTAGATATCAAGGAATAAATTGTCCATAGATGGATAATTTGATACTGTTAATCGACTAAATGATGATAAGTCGATTTTGAAAGTGTCGCCCGCTTGTACAAGTTCGTTTACGTAAAAAGGTATGATTTCGCCTAAATTTCCGGTTGTTTGCGTTCTTTTTCTGTATTTGATTTTAGTTCTAGGTCTTAGAAGTTGTGGTACGTTGTTGCCGTTTACAATAGTGTTTCTACTCATTCTTTGTCCCCCTTATTTTTTCTTTTTTCGAATTCTTTTTTGATGTAGTTTTTAGTCCATTCTTCGGCGTTATTAACGAAGTTATCAATGTTATTGTCGAATTCTTTTTTGATGTTGCTGTCTAGATTGTTCCATAGTCTTTCGCATTTTTTAGCGTTGTTCATGATTGTTTGGAGATCTCCAATTTCTCCAATATCGCCGTATAATTTTTTGGCGTTTGTTTCCATTGCCTGTTTTGTCATTTGGAGATTTTTGTTGTATTTGTCGAGTGTTGCGTAAATTTCTGTTCCCTCTCTTCCTGATTGTGTATAGTCGAAAGCGTTGATAAACTTACCGTTTCTTTTAATTGTGATTTTTTCTTTATCGAAATTTTCCTGAATTCTTACTCTTTTGTTATATTTATTAAACGGCGTTTTTTTGATTTCTTTAGAATTTTCAATGATATTATAACCAATATCTTGATTTTCCACTTTTTTAGTATTTTCATTCATTTAGGATTACCCCCCATATTGATGTATTGAATGGTTTATGATGTTTAGAACCTGTCTCCGCCAAACATAAATCTGTTTTTGACGTTGACTTTACGGGTTCTCTGTGCGGTTCGTGCATATGTCTGTCTGTCATTCATTTTCGTTTCCTTTCTTAATGTATGGTTTGTATGTTGATATGAGTGTTTCATTATGTTCAAAGTCTTTTTTCATAAACGTGTATTCTAGTTTATGTCGTTTGAGTGTATCAGTTAGGTCTATGATTGTACTGGGGTCTTCTGTTTCAATATTTTTGATGAATATATAAAATTTTTCCATTTTTTTGTCCTTTCAGTTGCGCGTTTTGGTAGGAATATGGAGAAGAAACGGCATGCGCGCCCCGCCGGTTTTTCTAGTTAATCATGTTGTTGTCGAGCAGGGACTGTATGACTGCAACAATCCAGCCGCCCCATTTAATGATTTCAGTTAGTATGGTTTTCATTTTCAAAATTAATTCCAATAGCGTCTTTAGCTTCCATGATGTCGACGATAGTGTTGTCAATGATGCCTTTTTCTCCGTCGAGTACTCCTAGCTGGATAAGTTTGTAGTCTTCCGGATGTTTTGCGATGATTGAATTTGCGTCTTTGCAGATGTCCTCGAATTCACGAATGGCAATCATGCGGTTCTGTCGTATGATGCAATTTTGGTGTTCGTTAAGTTTTTTATCAAAGATTTCTACAATGATTTTTGTCATTATCTTGTCCTTTTCTTCTATAAAGTTGTATAAAAAAAATTTAATTAATATAATC